GTGGTGGAAATCAGCACCGAACCCTATTTAGTCCGAATTGAACATTTAACATCGATTTAATGTAACAAACTGAAAATTAATAATTTTTAAATATGGCGTAAATCAGCCAGGGGTTGGCTTACGCCAAAATTCAGCCAAATTAATGAGGAAGTTATGAATCCACGTTACCAATGTCCGGTGTGCGAAAAATTCAAACCAGTTGATCGTTCCGCGTTATCCGTGGGCGACCGAGTGACCTTTACTTTCGTTACCCAGCGTCAGTACCGAAACCAGCTTAAATTCAACTATAAAACGGTAAAGGGCAACATCCAGCAAATACAAGGAGAGCAACTCACCGTGAGCTATGGCAAGAAACAATACTGTCTGGACAGGGATGATGTCAGTCCGGCAGGTGCTCCATCAAAACTCACTTATACACTGTTAGGAACCTGTACTTGTGGGGTTGGAGGTTCTGATGAGTAAACTTCAACAAATTTCACTGGTTGCAGCCATTGCAACAGAACTGGGCAATCAACAACCAGGCATCACTATCAATCAGGAACAGTTAAATACCATCATTACCGCAGCCAATACTATCTGTGCGGCATTTGAACAACCTGAAACTCCAGAGCGCAATCTTTGTGGAGGTAACTGAGATGACCCATCAACAACTGATCCGCTTAATCCATATTGCCAAAAACAAGCTGCAACTGGATGACGCAACCTACCGTTCTGCACTGCTGGCTGCCACAGGCAAAGACTCCTGTGGGAAGATGACCTACACCGAGCTGAAAGTGGCGTACAGTGCGTTTGTTGCCCGTGGCTTTAAACGGCGTTTAAACCGCACTCAACAGCGGGTTAAACCCAATTTAAACGGGCAACCCCGTGTGCCGGAAATCGGCAAAATCCGCGCCATCTGGATCACCATGCACCAGCAAAAGTTCGTTATCGATGGTTCTGAAACCGCCCTGAACGCCTTTGTGCAGCGCCAGACCGCCAAAATTAACGGCGGCAAAGGCGTAGCCGAAGTAGGCTGGTTGGATGAATCACTGGCCTGTCAGGTTTTGGAGTCCCTGAAACAGTGGCACGGACGGCTAATGTTGGGCGTTATGCACGTGCGAGGTCAGCAACTGCCGGAACGGCGGGGCTATGACGCGGTGTGTGATGCCTACATCATGGAGAAATTGCTATGAAGATTGGCCGTTGCCCTGTCTGCCACTCTGATTTTCATTTGGATGCTGTCTTCGAAGATGATGCCGCCCGCCAGTTACTGGCAAAAATGGCGGAATTGCCCGGCGGTTGTGCCCGCCATTTAGTGAACTATATCGGGCTGTTTCGTCGGGGAAAAAATAACCTGTCCAACAGCCGGGCACTAAAACTGGCAGAAGAGGTGCTGGCGATATACCCCGCTAATCGGGTACTGACCCACGCCCTCAGTGAAACTGTCGAGCGCATTCGGGAAAAACGGGCACAGGGAGACGTTAAGCCGTTCTCTAACCACAACTATCTGAAAACCGTCTACCAGTCCTCAGAACAGCTATTTGCCCAGGGCAGTAATATCAGTGCACGGGAAAAACAGCAGGTATCAGGTTCAGACAGTCGTGACGCCTATTTCCAGCAGATGAAAAGGATGGGCGTTGATGTTTCAACCCTTCAGGGTGGGGCAGAATGGCTGCAAAAACAGAAATAGTCACACTGGATCAGGTTCAACAATTATTGCCGGAGTCGCTCCGGCATATTGCCTCATTGATTGGCTATCCAGCGACGTTAAAATTAATTGAAGTGTTTGGTGGTACTACATTCCCGTTTGGTCGTGGAAAACACCCACGGGGTCAACATAGACAGACGATGCTGATTGCGGCGATTGGGGCTGATGCTGCGGCCTGCCTGTCACAACATTTTGCGGGGACAGAGTTATATATCCCTAATGCGGCCGCCGCCATGCGGGAATGGCGTAACCAGCGGTTTTTGTCGGAATTCAACCAGTTGCTCACTGAGGGGGATTCGGCATTGATGGCACTTTCCAAACTGTGTCCTATATTTGGTTTTAGTGATAGACATGCGTGGAGTTTGTTATCCAAATATCAACAATCTGATATGCTGGATAAAAAACAACACGATCTATTTTGAGGATACACAGATGAAAGAAATATTATTAATTGGAGTGTTAGCATTTTCTTCATTTTCTGTTTTTGCCAATCAATCGCCTGATTATCAGAAAAAAATAAAAGAATACGAAACCCTAAAACCACTAGCACAAGAAGTCTTAGAACAATCTGTAAAATTAGCTGAATCTATTTACCAAGGTTATCAAAGTCATCGTTATGGCGATGGTAAGATATGGAGAGAACAGCGAACAGAATTAAATGCTCTCAAAAAGAAAAAAAATATCTTAGGTGTCAGAGTATTTGAACATCACTTCGGCCAATGTTCAAAATTAATCAGCGCAGTTAATAGCCTATGGGGGAGTGCGATGGGAAGTGATAACACTATAAGTTTATCTTTCTTTGACTCGTATGTTCAGGCTAAAAAAGATTGTCAATATGTGATTGATAATCCACCTGAAGACAATCCAAATTTACGTGCAGTTGACTTGTCAGTAAACTAACCACTGAACCCCTTCAACCTGTCTAATGCCGCAAAACCTGAAATACTGAACACCTTCCATTTTTTGGCAGGTGTTTTGTTTTTTGGGGAAGCGATGCAGATCATTATTGAACACACCGAATTAGCGCAACTGGAATCCCTGCTACCGGATTCCGCCCTGCAATTGATAGACGTGATTGGTTATCCGGCGACCGCCCGGCTGATTAGCCGTTTTGGGGGCGTGACCCTGTCCGCCAAAACCGGCAAAGCAGCCGAACGCAGTGGCGGCGTGTATCGCCTGTTACGTGAAGTCCTGACCGATGAGGAATGCAATACCCTGATGGGCTATTTAGGGGATGCGCCGTTTTATATTCCCCGTTGTGAAGCGGCGTTCCGTGCCCTGCGCAATGCCCGTTTTCTGGAGGAACTGACCGCATTATGCCAGGAGGGATTATCCCGCCGTCAGGCAATGGCGCGGCTGTGTCCGCGGTATGGTTTTAGTGATCGCATCGGCTGGAAGCTGATCAGTGAGCAGGATGCAGAGGCGGTTCCGCAATCCCGTTTATTTGATTGAAATGTCCCTCACACCTGTGACACACTAAATGACACATCCAGCAGGCGATTGGCCTGCTGAACCCCCTCAAATGCTTCCCTTTTTTTCCCTGCCCTACACTGCGTTCATTGATTAAGCACGACATGAGGCACCGCAGGGATGACCACTGATGATAAATATTCCCATGCCACCTACGGTATTTCTGGGCTGATTGCCTTCTTTACCGGGTTATCCCTGTACGAATGGGGATTTCTGATTGGCGTATTTGCCAGCATCCTGCTGGGGACGCTGACGTATCTGCTGAACCGACGGGAGCAGAAAAAGCGTACCGAGATCTTGCAGCACATTCTGGAGCGCAGCGCGTCACCGGAAACGCTGTCAGAAATCATTTCCCGTTCGCCCAAGGACGTCTAGTCATGGATATGAAAAGCCGTCTTAGCGCAGCGGTTATCGCCGCCATTCTGGCCGGAATCGGTTCTGAAGTGATCCTCGGCCAGTTTCTGGATGAGAAAGAGGGCAACCGATTATCAGCCTATCAGGATGCGGGTGGCATCTGGACGATTTGTCGCGGTATCACGCGGGTACAGGGTGCGCCCGTTCGTCGGGGTATGACGCTGACTGCTCAACAGTGCGATGACCTGAACCGGATTGAAGCTCAGCGTGCCATTGACTGGGTAAAGCGCCATGTACAGGTGCCACTGACAGCGCCGCAAATTGCAGGCATTGCCAGTTTTTGCCCGTATAACATTGGCCCCGCCCGGTGCTTTTCCTCCACGTTCTACCGCAAGCTCAATGCAGGGGATAAACGCGGGGCCTGTGCGGAGATCCAGCGCTGGATTTTTGATGGTGGCCGTGATTGTCGCAAAACCCAGGGTCAGGCGAACGGCTGCTATGGTCAGGTTGAGCGACGTGCTCAGGAAGCGGCGCTGACGTGTTGGGGGCTGGATAAATGAGATTCTACGTTATCTGCGGCATGGCTATAGCTTTAGGTGTCGCTATGTATGTTGGGAGCTACTATCACACTGAGTATCAGAAACAGCTCGGTATCAATCGCGATCAGCTAACCGAAATTCAGCAACTGACCGACACCATCACCTACCAGAACACGCACATTGAAATGCTGCATGAACTGGACGTTAAACATACACAGAGGCTAGCCAATGCAAACGCTGAAATCGACAGGCTGCACACTGCTTCTCTTGCTCATCCTGAGCGGGTGTACATCAAAGCCAAGTGTCCCGTGCCTAAAACCGTTGCCTCCGCCCGCGTGGATGATGCAACCCCCGCCCGACCTCATGACGCCGCTGTCAGAAATTATTGGTTACTCCGAGAACGCATTGCCACCTCAGAACAAATGATCTTGGGGTTGCAAGACTATATCAAAACACAATGTCAATAAGGTTAGAACATGAGCAAGAAACCCCGTAACGGGAACAATCAGGTGTTAAGCGCCCTGAATGAGTTAAATGAGCGTCTGGATCATATTGATGATCAGATGGAGGCCATCCGCGAAGATGCCACGAATGGGGCCATGCGACGCGGGGCGATTGCGGGGGCAGTGTCCGGCACGATAGCGGGCTGTCTGGTTTCAACAGTCGTGTTGTTGTTACGTACCAAAATGGGTGTCTGAGATGGCCTATCCGCAGGAGATGCGGGATAAACTCCGCCGCATGTATATCTTCAATCAGTTATCGCTGGAAGTCACCGCCGCCCAGTGCGGCGTGGCATTCGTTACTGCCCGGCGCTGGAAGAGGGAGGCACAGGAACGCGGCGACGACTGGGACAAAATGCGGGCTGCGCAGACGATGGCAGGCGGCGGCATTGAAGAAGCCGGCCGCGCGGTGCTGATGAGCCTGGTGGCGCAATGCCAGACCACGATGGAACTGCTTAACACCACGCCGGATATGCTGCCTCAGCAGCGGGTAGAGTTATTGGCGAGCCTGGCGGATGCGTTCAATAAGGCCACCAGTGCCAGCAAGAAAATCTTACCGGAAACCAACGAACTGGCGACCGCACTGGAAATTGTCCAGAAACTGGGCGCGTTTATTAACGACAAGTATGCACAACATAACGCGGCCTTTCTGGAAATACTGGAAGCGTTTGCCATTGAGTTAGAGCAACATTATGGCTAAAAAATTCGCCCTCAAAGACTTCCGAGCGTCACTTCAGGACTACATTGTCAGCCTGCGCCAGACCATTGAGGCGGAGTGTCTGGGATTTGATGCGGACGCGAACGCGGCTGACGAACGCCGCCGACAGGTGGACGATGCGGCTGAGGGCTATAGCTTCTTCGTCCAGACCTATTTCCCACACTATGTGCGCCACCCGTCACGCAGCCAGTTGCATAACTATCTGTTTACCCGCCTGCCGCAAATTGTCGCCAGTCCGGCGGCCGAAAGCGATGCCATTGCCGCACCCCGTGGTGAAGCCAAATCGACGCTGGTCAGCCAGTTGTTTGTCCTTTGGTGCATTATCCGGGGTATCAAACGTTATCCGGTCATCATTATGGACAGTATTGATCAGGCGTATCCGATGCTTGAAGCCATCAAGGCTGAACTGGAATACAACCCGCGCCTGCGTAATGACTACCCGGATATTTGTGGCCAGGGGCGCACCTGGCAGATGGGCACCATTGTCACCCGTAACAATATCAAGGTGACGGTGGCAGGCTCCGGCAAGAAGTTACGCGGTCTGCGCCACGGCCCGTACCGCCCGGATCTGGTGGTGCTGGATGATATCGAAAATGATGAGGCGGTGCGCAACCCGGAACAACGCGACAAGC